TAACACAGATAAAATACTAGCTTACCTTACAGAACCTAGAACTATAAATGAAATAGCACAGCATATAGAATCTAACTATCCTATTACAAAAAATATACTAACAGACATGAGAGATAAAAATATTATCCATGCTTATAAAGATAACGATAATAGACTTATGCACTACTATATTCCACAGCCACATCCATTACAAATTATATTTGGACACACAGCAAATTTTACAGAAGACCAGATAAAAGGCGTTATCAGTCATAACGCAGATGATGCTAAACATAACCTTCAACAAAGAACTACACAAGAAACATTTGGGCAAAGCGTAGCTTATACGCTAACACAATATGATTAGTATGGAACGCTTACTGTCCATTCTAGAGGATTGGGCTTTATGGATGAAGACGGATAATCACCGTTTAAATTATCCATCTAAAAGCATAGGCATGTCTTCAGGAGGCGAGTCAACTTCAGAGGCATTTGAAGAAATGTGCTCTGCCCAAGATATGTCTAATGTTAGAACCATACACGCTATAGTGCATAGCTTAGAACAAGGACAACAAGACGCTATCTATGCTAAATACTTAGGTGCTAAACCACCATTAGCCTTTTATTGGCAATTAGATATGGCATACGATAATTTGCTTACGATTGCAGGAAGACGGATAAATGCATAATGTTGTTGAACAGATATAGCAAAGTATGCTATAATACTACTTGTTGGACAACTCCTGTCCGTTAATAACGTAATCCCACAAAAGCCTGACTGCACTCTCTCCGTGGTTGGGCTTTTTCTTTTATATGACATTCTCAGTAACTATATGTAATCAATGCGGTGACCCTTTCGACTCTACCGAGTATCCGCTATGCAACGACTGTAGATATGACCATAGATTTATTAAATTAAGGAAAGATAATGAAATCAGCACCGAAGACAAAAGCAGGCAAGATGAAGAAAGTCAGCAAGGTAATGAAGGAATTTAAAGCAGGAACTTTAAATGTAGGTAAGTCATCAAAGAAAGTTTCAAATCCCAAGCAGGCGATAGCAATCGCTTTGTCACAAGCAAATATGTCTAAAAAGAAAGGTAAATAATTATGCCAATGGTAAAAACAAAAAGTGGAATGAAAGCGTTTCCTTACACAGCAAAAGGTAAGATGGAAGCTAAAGAATACGCAAAGAAAACAGGCAGCAAAATGGCTGCTAAACCTATGAAGAAGGCAGCTAAACGTGGCAAATAAGCCAGGTCTATACGCCAACATTGCAGCCAAGAAAGCTAGAATTAAAGCTGGCTCAGGTGAGAAGATGAGAAAGCCAGGCTCTAAACTAGCTCCTTCAGCAAAAGACTTTAGGGATGCGGCTAAGACAGCTAAGAAAAAGAAATGATTAAGAAGGGTAAGGAAACATTTTCAGGTTATAATAAACCTAAGAGAACGCCTAATCATCCTACTAAGTCACATGCAGTATTAGCTAAAGATGGTGACCAAGAAAAACTTATACGCTTTGGTCAAAAAGGCGTAAGTGGTGATAAAACAAATACAGATAGAGCAAAGTCTTTTAAAGCAAGACACGCTAAGAACATTGCAAAAGGAAAAATGAGTGCTGCTTTTTGGGCAAACAAAGTAAAGTGGTAAAACTAGATATATATGTAGGATATGATGGCAAGGTAGAACCAATTGCTTATCATAACTTTTGCCAGTCAGTTATAGAGAAGTCATCTATACCTGTTAGCTTTACACCATTAGCACTAAATACGCTTAAAGACTATAAAGAAACACATACAGACGGTAGTAACGCATTTATCTACTCACGCTTTCTAGTGCCATATCTAAATAACTTTAAAGGTATCGCACTATTCGTAGATGGCGATATGATATGCAGAACAGATATAGCAGAGATACTAGCTAACTTTGATACAGACGAAGCAATCAAAGTAGTCAAGCATCATTACCAAACAAAGCATCCTATTAAATACTTAGGTGCAAAGAACGAAGACTATCCTAAAAAGAACTGGTCAAGCGTTATGTTATGGAACTGCTCACATTGGCTTAACAAACAATTAACACCTAAGTTTGTGCAAGAACAAACAGGTAAATACCTACACAGGTTTGAATGGCTCAAGTATCCAGAAGAGCAAGTAGGTAAGCTAGACGAAACATGGAACTGGCTAGAAACAGAATACGAATACAATAAAGATGCTAAGTTAGTGCATCACACATTAGGCACACCATGCTTTAAAGACTATCAGAATACTGATTATGCTCAAGAATGGTGGGAAACATACCAAAGAATGATATACCCACTTAAGGGTAACAACAAAGAATCAGTACTATAACAGAGGGCAACCAACCTATAAGGAGTTGCATAACAATGGATAACGAAGAACGTAAAAAACTAGCAGCAGAACGTAGCTCAGAAGTAAATAAGGGAAATACTAACTCTAGTAAAAACAATAGGTTATGGGCGGAAACACTTAGACGTGCTGTCATTCAATCAGATGCAGAACGTTTAAGACAAATAGCAGAGGCTTTAATAGATAAAGCAGCTTCAGGTGATGTATCTGCTATAAAAGAATTAGGTGATAGAATAGATGGTAAGTCAGTAGCAACTACAGAGTTGACTGGCGTAGATGGTTCTAATTTACCTATAAGCATTGGGATTAACTTTGTCAAGCCAGACGATAGCAACATTTCCGGATAAGCTAGACTTCTTATTTGAGCCACACCGTTACAAAGTAGCATACGGTGGTAGAGGTTCAGGTAAGTCATGGTCTATGGCAAGGGCATTGCTTATTAAAGCAGCTAGTGAGCCAACACGTGTCTTATGTGCACGTGAAATACAAAAGTCTATCAAGCAGTCAGTACATACATTACTTAACGACCAGATACAGTCTTTAGGTCTAGGAGCTTTCTATGAAGTTCTTGAAGCTGAGATTAGAGGTATTAACGGTAGCACATTTAGCTTTACAGGTCTTGCTACTAACACAGTAGAGTCTATAAAGTCTTTTGAAGGTTGTGACATTGTATGGGTAGAGGAAGCTCAGACAGTTAGTAAGAAGTCATGGGATATTCTTATTCCTACAATACGTAAACCTAATTCAGAGATATGGGTATCATTTAACCCTAACATAGATACAGACGATACATATACTAGGTTCGTGGTTAATCCACCGGATAACGCTAAGGTTGTTAAAGTAAACTATACTGACAATCCTTGGTTTCCTGAAGTGCTAGAGATAGAACGTCTACATAGTGAGAAGACTAACCCTGACTATGCAAATATATGGGAAGGTGATTGTAAGGCTGCTGTAGATGGTGCTATATACTCTAACGAGATACGTGAAGCACAAGAAGGTAACCGTATCACAACTGTACCTTATGACCCTATGATGAAGGTTCATGTAGTAATGGACTTAGGATGGAACGACAGCATGTCAGTTATCCTATGCCAAAAGGGTATATCAGACTTACGCATCATTGGTTACATAGAAGATGACCACAGAACACTAGATAGCTATTCTGCACAACTAAAGAACTTATCCTATAACTGGGGTACAATGTTCTTACCACATGACGGACAGTCTAAAGACTTTAAGCATGGTATATCAGCAGAAGATATTATGAAGAAGTTAGGATGGGATGTAAGGATTGTTCCTAGGCAAGACATAGAGTCTGGCATTAAATTAGTAAGAATGAACTTCCACAGAATATACTTTGATAAGTCAGCTAATAGACTTGTTGAATGTTTAAAGAATTATCGCAGAAGTATAAACTCTGCAACCAACGAACCTGGCGCACCACTACATGACGAATACAGCCATGGTAGTGATTGTCTCAGATACTTATGTACCTCTATAGAGCAGATGAAGAACGAGTCATGGTCTAAAGAGAAGATACAATATAATACTAGGGGTATAGTTTAATGAAGATACAAGATATGGAAATCATTGCACAGATAGAGCAACAGGAATCTATTGCCTATGGTGTAAATGACTCATCATTGTCGGATGACAGAGCACAAGCAATTGAATATTATCTAGGTGAAAAATTCGGTAACGAAGAAGAAGGTCGTTCACAAGTTGTATCTTATGACGTTCAAGACACTATCGAGTCAGCATTACCACAATTACTTAAAGTATTCGTAGCCGGTGACAAGGTTGTTCAGTTTGACCCTAAAGGTCCTGAAGACCAAGAAGCAGCAGACCAAGAAACAGATTATGTAAACCATGTCGTTATGGAAAAGAACGAAGGGTTTAAAGTATTCTATGTATGGTTTAAAGACGCATTACTATCTAAAAACGGATATGTAAAGGTTTACTCTGAAGAAGAGGAAGAAGTAGAAGAATACGAGTACAAAGGTCTTACAGACGCACAACTACAAATGTTGGCTTCAGATGAGAAGACAGAAGTATTAGAGCATACTGGTTACCCTGACCCATCTATTAACATGGATGCGTTATATCAACAAGCTATGATGAATGGTGTAGACCCAGCTACTATTATGCAACCTATGTTACATGACGTTAAGCTCAAGGTTACAGAAAGCAAGACTGAAATATACATTGATAACGTAGCACCTGAAAACATGATGATATCTGTAGAGGTATCAGGCCCTAATCTACAAGACGCTACTTTTGTTCAGCATAGAGAAGTCATGCAGTTAGCTAGTATTGCTGAAGCATTTGACAAGCCATTAGAATACATCAAGTCTATCATGTCAGACATTCGTGATACGTTTGAAGAAGAGTCTAATGCTCGTGATATCTATGATGAAGAATACGACAGAGCTATTGCTCCAGAAGAAGGTTTAGTTAAAGACACATACATTAAGTTAGATGGTGTAAGACATAGAGTAGTTGTATTAGGTAACACTATCCTTTATAAAGAGAAATGCGAGTATGTACCTTTCGCATGTATCACACCTATGATAATGCCACATAGACATATCGGTCGTTCTTATGCTGACTTGACTATGGACATTCAGCTTATTAAGTCTACCCTTATTCGTGGTCAGTTAGATAATATGTATCTAGCTAACAATGGTCGTTATGCTATTAGCGATAGAGTAAATCTAGACGATATGCTTACATCACGTCCAGGTGGTATTGTTCGTGTAGAAGGTGACCCAGGTTCAGGCATTATGCCTTTATCACATCCACCACTACCAGCATCATCATTCGGTATGGTTGAATACATGGACTCTATGAAAGAGAAGAGAACAGGTATCACAGCTTACAATCAAGGCTTAGATTCTAACTCACTAAACAAGACAGCTACCGGTGTAGCACAGATAATGAATGCGTCTCAACAACGTATTGAGTTAGTAGCTAGAACATTCGCTGAGACAGGTGTAAAAGAGTTATTTAAACTTGTGCATTATTTAGTTAGAACAACACTTACTAAACCAGACATTATTCGTTTACGTAACAAGTGGGTAGAAGTAGACCCTAGAGAATGGAAAGCTCGTAAAGACTTATCTATCTCTGTAGGTTTAGGTGCAGGTAATAAAGACCAACAACTAACACATCTAATGTCTATCTTGAATATGCAAAAAGAAGCTATCCAAATAGGTCTTACATCACCAGAGAAGATATACAACGCATTAGCTAAACTTACACAGAACGCAGGCTTTAAGAATCCTGAAGAGTTCTGGGTTAATCCTGCTAATAGACCAGAAGGTCAAGAGCCACCTAAAGAAGACCCTAACGATAAACTTATACAAGGTCAGTTAGCTATTGAGCAACAAAAGGCTCAGTCTGATATGCAATTGTCACAACAAAAAGCACAGGCTCAGTTAGCACAAGAACAAGAACGTAGTAAGAATGACATCATCATTGAACGTGAAAAGATAATGGCACAAGCAGAACTAGAAAGATTTAAAGCTCAACTTAAAGCAGAGACAGATTTAGCTATTGCTCAAATCAAAGCTCAGTCAGGAATGATATATGGCGGATAAGTCACTACAAGAAGTTAAGCGTGGCGAACAAGCATCACAGATATTAGATAACCCTATCTACAAAGAAGCTATGGATAAGGTTCGTGAAAGTCTTATTGCTAGTATGGCTAACAGTCCACTAGGTGATGAGAAGACCCATAACAAATTAGTAATCGCATTACAGTTATTAAACCAAATAAACAAGCAACTTACTGACGTGATGACCACAGGTAAGCTCGCAGCTATCCAAACGGACAGACCTAAGTTTAAGATATTTGGGTAAGGACAAGCCCACTTAATACTCTAACGAGTATTTTTATTGTCTAATTTCAAGGAAATAAAACTATGAGTGACCAAGTCGCAGAACAGTCACCACAAAGTCGGTTAGAGACTATGCTTGGTGATAGTATTGAATCAGATGTTAAACCACCTGAACTTCAAGAAGAAGAAGAACAAACACCACTAGAGGCTGAGGCTGAAGCTACTGAAGAAGTAGAGTCAGAAGAAGCAACAGAAGAACCAGATGAAGAGGTTGAGGAAGAAGAACAGTCGCAAGATGAAGTTCCTGCTATCCTTAAACTTAAAGTCAATGGTGAAGATGTTGAAAAACCACTAGACGAAGTAGTAGCATTAGCTCAACAAGGCTTAGACTACACGCAAAAGACACAACAAGTA